TAACCGTGGTCGAACCCGTCGTGACCACCGAAAGCATAGCCCGGATCACGTCGTCGCGCATCTGCTCCGCCGACCACTGCTTCAGCATCGAGCGAGCGGCGCCCAGCAGGTCGATCTCGGTCTTGTACGAGGTCGATTTCGGAACGCGGACGCCGTTGCGGAGCCAGTCGATGGAGATGTCGCAGTTGTAGTTGCCGAGGTCTTCCTCGGCCCCGTCCAGAACCGCCGAACCCGTCACGCCGGCATTTGCCAGCTTGAGGATCAGGGGAACATTGACGGTCTTTCCGGCCTGCTCCTGAAGCTCATAGAGCGACACGATGATCGAGGTCGGATCACGCCCCATGTACGGCTTGAAGCCGGACTCGCGGACGTACTCTTCAAAGTAGTTCTTGCGCCAAACCTGCTTCTCAGAAGCGGTGGCGAGGGTCACTTCGGCCATTGTCTTTTACCTTATGGCGGAGGCGAACAACGACTCGTCGTCAAGCGGGACTTCACCCGGCTTGTAGCTGCCCGCCGAGGGTACGGAGGCGAGCGAACGAGGCGGTGTTGGCGGTTGGGGGATGGCCGCGACGGGCGCGGCGGGGTTGTGGGGCGTCGGCGCGGCTTGGCCGCCGGCAAACGCCAGGAAACGGTCGATCAGCCCCGGATCGGAAAGCCTGGTAAGCACTTGATCGCGCTTCCATGCTTCAATCGCAAAGCCGTAAGGGTCACGCTGCATCGCGGACTGCTGGCGAAAGATCGGGTCAGCTTCGGCGCGTTCGAAGGCCCAGGCGCGAGCCTGTTCCACCGTATCCGCACCGTGCCGGGCCTCGGCAAGTTGCCGAGACCAATCGGCCCGTTCCGCCGTGAGTTGGGCTTCCTGCCATCCCTGATATGCTTCGAAGTCCTCGTAAGGATCGGGCATCGGGGGCGGGGGCTGCGCGGCCTGTTGCTTGAACGTCTGAAGCTCCTTGCGAAGCTCCTGCACCACGCCGATGGGGACGAACCCTTCGGGCGGCTTGGCGTGTTCGGCGACGGTGGCCGGTTGGACCGCTTCCGACGTGGGCGTCGGGGTTTGCGGTTGAGGTGCGGGCTCTTGGCCCCCAGCCTCTTTCGGCAGAAACTTCCCATCCGGTCCACGCGGGCGAATGTCGCCGGTCGCGGCTTCGGTGGGCGGCTCCGGTGTCGGGGCCGGTTCCTGCACAGGCGCAGCGGTTTGATCGGGCGCGAGCCCGTCAAGGAAGTCCTCGTCTTGCATAGTGGTTCCCTTCGCCCGATACGTCGGCGGCACGTCAGGGCCTAAGCCCTCGCCCGATCAGCGGCGGCCTGTCGTGGGATTACGCCCCCACAAACGGCGAAGCGCCCGGATACCCCGGCGGCGGGTTCTGAGCCGCGATCAAGGCGTTGGCGGCCTCGATTTGCGGCTTCAGCATCTCGTTCTGAGCCTTGGCGCCCGTTAGCGCGGCCTCGGCTTCGGTCTTGGAAATCTCGGCAATCATGCCCCGCTCGGCCATCTGCTGACGCGGGTCCGGCGCGGACTGCGCTTGCGCGGCCTGCTCTTGGCGGGCCTTGCGGCGCTCGATCACCTGCCGCTTGTTCGGCATGGTCGAGGTTTCCAGAATGTCTTCGAACGGCACTTCCTGCGGGCCGTACATCTTCGCCAGTTCCGTAAGCATCTGGAACTGCTCTTGTTGAATGTTCACCGTGTCCGGCACACTGTCGATGGTGATGTCCACGTCCAGCTCGGCCAGGCGGTTCTTGTAGCCCAACACCACCTGCTGCCCGGTCATCGGATCAAACCCGACTTCCGGCTGGTTGACGCCGATGAACTCCGGCGCGCCCTCGTCATCCGTGATCCGCACATACATCGGCGCAGTCCAGAACTGACGCGCTCGAACCCACATCTGCCGATAGACGCGAAGCTCCCAATCCTCGATGCCCGAGAAGACAATCGCCTGCTCAGTGAGCCCCGCTTGCTGGCGCACAAGCTGCGCCCGGCCCGATGCGTCCGCTCCCTGCCGGCCAAGCACCGCCGGGTTCGGCCCCATGCGCTCGATCTCCGCGATGCTTTGCTGCATCAGCGAGATTTGACCCTGAAGCACGTCGCTGTTCGTGATGATCTGCCAGCCCGAGGGCAACACGCCATCCGGGCGCGCCGCTTCGGCCCTCACCACGTCGAGGTCGCCCATCCCCATGCCCGGCTGCGATTCCTGCACCTGGCGGGTATTGAGCATGTGCAGCGCCTTGGACCGGCGCTTGTTGATCTCGTCCTGCAAAGGCCGCATGTCGCGGACAATGCCGTAGCGGTTATTCTCACGGTCGATGAAGCACGAGACCGCTTCAATCGGGCAACCAGGGCGGCCCTTCTCGTCCAGATAGACGCTCTCGCCGGACTCAAGGATGCCAGAGGCGTGGAAGTAGCAGCGATACCACTTGCCGCCCTCTTCGTGGTAAAGCTCAATCGTCAGGACGCGGCGCTTCTTCTTGTCCGCCCACGTCGTCTGGGCGTCCTTGGGCCGGTCATCGAACATATCGTCAACCGCGAACGGAGCGGTATTCAGCGCGGCCTCTAGTTCCACCTCCTTGCCGGGGAACTTGCGCTTTAGGTCGTCAACCCATTGCCACTTCATGATGCCCATGTAGCGGGCGTCCTTGAAGTCCTCGCGGCGGGCGCGCGGGTCGTAGATGAACTCTTCCCACCGCACCTGGTCGACGGTGATGTTCTGGTCATCCGGGTCCACGCCGATCAGGCAAGCCCCGGTTCCGGGCGTCAGGTAGTCCTTGGCGACCTTGATGCGCAGGTCATCAAACCGCGCCTTGTCGGCAATAAACCGCAGCGTCTTTGACGCCACGTCCGCCGAGTCCTCGTCCTGCGGGTTGCGCGGATAGGCGCGCGGGTCGGTCTCGCCTTGCTTCAGAACGCCCAACGTCCCCAGGACCGCCGGGCGCACGCGATTGAACACCACGTCAGGTTGCTTGCGCTTGCGAAGCGCCGCCTTCTCGGTGTCGGTTAGCTGGTTGCCGTCCAGATAGTCGATGTCAATGGTCGAGTTGCGGCGCCCGTCGTAGGTCAGGCTCTGAAAGTCCTCGACCATGCGCTTGAGGGCGGCAAGGTCGGGCTTGTAGCCTTCGTCGGCGGTCACGCGACTTTCCATCCGTCCGCCTCCCCTCTTGCACGGCCCCAAAGGTCGGGCGGATCACTTGATGGCGGCGGCGCGACCTTGGGCCGAACACGCCGCAACGCCTCCAGCGCGTAGCGGAGGGCGTCAATCGTGTGGTTGTCCTTGTCCTCCAGCACCGGGAGAACTTCGTCGGTCAGCGGGTCTTGCTTGTAGGCGTAGAGCCCCAGCTCGCTTTCGACGTGGCGGCATCGCGGGTGAACCACGATGTCGAAGGACTTCAAAAACTCAATGCCGTCTTCCAGGCTTCCCGCGCCCTTGAGCGCCGGCACAATCTTGAACCCCGCCCGGCGCATGTAACTGACCGTCTCGGGTCGGGCGCTGTCCGCTGTGACCGTCCAATTGCGAGAGCCGTCGATGGTGTCGAACAGCGCAGGCGTGTGGTCGATCTCGCAACCAACCTTCCACGCCTCCTGATCCACAAAGAGCGTTCGGCCCTTGAGGTAGCACCGCACCAGAACAGTCGGATCGGTCGCAAAGCCCCAGTCGGCCCCGAACCTGAACTCGGCATCCGAAGGCGTCTCGAACGCCTCCACGGTCCAGTTGCGGAACACCCTGGCCTCTGCGTTGCGGGTGTAGCCGCCTAGCCAGACGTGCTGGTATTTGTCTGGGTCGCGGCGGCGGTCATATTCCGCCTCGGCCTTCAGCACGTCGGGAAAGAACGGGTTATCGACGTAATTGACCTGGCGCACGATGCTTCCGGGCGGTGGTCCGTTCGGCCCCCGGAACATCACATCAACCGGGTCCGTGTCGTGCAGCGGGTTCCATTCCGCCCAAATCTCAGAGCCGGGCTTGCGGACGGTCGGGATGAGCAAATCCCATGACCGCTGGGCAACCTTGTTGGCCTCCATGACCAGCGCGAGGTCTAGACCTTCCGTTGACTTGATCGCGTCGGGGTTGGTCCGAAGCCCGTTGAACAGGAACAGCGAGCCGTTCTTGCCCCTGATCTCGGTGTCCGTGCTTTCGAAGAACCCCGAAAGCCCGTTCTCCTCGATCTTGTCGTCCAGCAGCCGCTTGGCGCTGTCTCGGATCGACCGTTGAATCTCCCGATAGACGCCGATCCGCAAAGGACGTTGCGCCGCCTTGATCACCGCCGCCGAGCAGAAGCTGTGCGACTTGGCCGAACCCCGCCCACCGTAAGCCGCGCGATACCGCACCGCCTGGCCGTCGTCTGCCTTGTCCGCGAACAGGAAGCGAAACGCCTCCGGAAACCTAACCCTTGCCAACGAACTCGACGTGAACGCTCGGGATGATCGGTTGGCCGTCAGGCCCGGTTAGCGTGGTGTTGGACTTGTCGATCACCAAACCGTTCAGCTTGGCGGCATCCATGAGGGCGGCGCGGGCGACACTCAGCATCGGCGCATCTTCCTTGGTCTCGCCCTTTGCGGCGATGTTCAGCAGGCGTTCAGTGATATTGGCGACCGTGATTTCGGTTCGGATGGCCGCCCGGTTCTGGATTTCCGCCACGCGCGCTTGAACGTTGACGTTTGTTGACAGGCGAGACGCTGCGGTCCTGTCGCCCTTGTAGCCCGCCTCTTTGTAGGCTTCCTCTTGGGTCTTGCCCTTTGCGAGTTCCTGGGCAAAGCGTTCGTGGCGGGCGTTGTCTAGCGTTGGCATTGCCTCGCCCTAGTTAACCGTCGCCCCTTGGCGCTCGCGTGCGGAAGCTATCTCGGCC